CTAAAGATGCTATCGAGGGTGTCATCAACATCAACAAGAACACAGCTAGCAAATTGTCGAAGTGGAGTTCGCACTCCTGCCATGATAGGTGTGGGAATGTTGATTTTGTGCTTTGAGATTGCATTGTAGTACCTGCGAACGTAATCTAGTCTAGTCTCTTTTGGATACTCTGCAAAAATTGTTAGCGCAATCATAATGTACATGAACTGAGGAGTTTCATATACTCCACCTGCGCTTCGATCTTGTACGAGGTATTTATCTACAACTTGACGCAATCCAGCATATGTAAACAGAAAGTCACGATCATGATCGATAAAACCACTAACCTTTTCAATCTCCTCTTTAGAGTACTTTGTAAAAATATCAGGATCATACACTTCCTTAGAAACACAATCATAAATGTGCTGCTCAAGAGAAGGAAGTTCTCTCATCTTCCCATAAATTTGTTTACGAACTGCAAACAGAAGAAGTCTTGCTGCAACGTATTGATAGTTGGGATGATCTAAATCAATTAGATCACTAGCAGATCTAATCAGAATTTCTTGAATCTCTTCGGTTGTAATACCATCATAAAATTGAATGCCAGACTTCATCTCTACTTGACTCGCAGAAACTCCTGCAAGTCCTCTGGTTGCCTCTTCAACCATCAGATGCATCTTGTCTAGGTCAAGAGGTTCAATTCGACCATCACGCTTTTTTACTTTAGTGCCGTTGCTCATGTTTTTTTCCAAGAATTAAATTTAAGTTTTGCTTCTAGTCCAGAGTATACATTAGATTTTATCACAGACAGGACATCTAGTCCAGCCATGACCATATCATTTATATCCTTATCTTCTATGCCAGAAGGCCAAATGACTACTGAATCACCACTGTCGATGGTTTTGCTGATTCGATTAAGGATTTCTCGATTTCGTGGTTCGTTATCATAAATCCACACAGGATTGCTAATCCCCCACTTACTAATATCAGCGTCAGCTCCGCACATAGCAATCGAATTTGGAATGAATGTGCTGTCGAAAGGTCCTTCTGTAACGTAGACGGAATCTTGTTTGTTGATTTGATCAAGTCCATAAATTTTAGGTTGGTTTTCACTTAACATCAATGTTAGATATTTAGGTTTTATATCAGGATATATTGCTCTTCCCTGTAACCCAATTAATTGCTTTTCCTCATTATAAAAAGGAATAATAATTCTTCCATGGTCATACTTAGTATCTTCAAATGTATTTGGTTTTAATGTGTTATAAAACTTTTTAAACTTTTCAGCATAATAAAACTTATTAGGATCTAACTTTCTTGCAAGCAGATACCCATGTGCTTCTGGACACTCAGATGCTTTTGGTAAATCTATCTCAGTTCTGAATACTGGTTTCTCAAACTTAAACTCTGGTTCTTTAGAAACAAAGTTTCTACCAGTCTTACCATCCTTGAACTTCTCTAGTCGATACTCTTTGTATAAAGCAGGATCAAAATCCTTCAAGAAATTTGAGAATGATAGACTAGCGCCACAATTATGACACTTGTAATTTGAATTATTTTTTACTGCGTATAAGAATCCTCTTGCTTTGTTTTTATTCTTCTTTGAGTCTCCGCAGATAGGACACCGAAAATTATATAACTTAGGTTTTATCTTTTTAAACTTCTCAAGTCTAGACGAAATCAAACTGATAAACCTTTCGTCAATGAAATCCATAAGTAAAGTTCCTTTGACGGCATACTACCCTATCCCGAACGCCTTGTCAAGGGCACATGAGGTGAGTATTGATGTCCACTTGACTACTGTATTTGTTACCTTTAATAGATTATAATCCACCCTTTTCATTTTGCATCCACGCTCTTCTAGAACCCTTTGAATATATGTATCTCTTTTTTCTTTTTCTCACAGGAGGTGTTTCTCCTGGTTCTACACCAGCAATGTTTCCACTTGCAACACTAACCGTTGGTGCATCTTCTTTAAGAATTCTAATTAATTCAATAATACGATCAATCTTACTCACGTTATTGTCCTCTCTATATGAACTTGACTTGTTTGTTGCGGAGATAAGAATGCTGCAAATATATCAGGAGCTTTCAAAGCAGTTACCAGTGCTACCGCAACCCCAACAGTAATCCATCTAAATTTATAAAGATCATCAATCTTTTTCTCAAGAATATCAATTCTAGTTTGAACTTCTCTATGATCTCTACGATTAGATTCTTTCATCTCTTCAAACATTTTCAAAACCAATTGATCATGCTTTTCACTTTCATCTAATCTATTTTCATGACGCTCAAGTATAATAGCAACCTTATTACTGTTTTCAGAAATAGTTCCTACTGCACGTTCTAACTTGTCTAACATTTCTTTAGACAAGTCTTCGTAGATATCTAATTTGGATTCTAATACAGCAAGTTTTCCTACCCCGAACATGGTTTTCCTTTGTATATACTTTCCAATTGCTTCATACAATCTGGATCGAATTGTATATCATGGATATTAGTCTTTGGATACTCAGGTAATCTATCAAGAAATATCAAAAAAGTTTTAATTTGAGGCCACATACTCGATTCCATTTTGTAGAACAGCATCGGTGTAGCAGCCTCACCGAAAATATTAAAAAGAATAATAAAGTGATTTATTAAAAGATGTTCTTTTAATTCACCAGTTTTCTTGTACCTCTTTAATAGTCTTTTAATATACTTAAAATGATTTAAGTCTTTATCAAAATCTTCTTTGGTTATAGATTGAGGATTTTCATAATTTTTTATAGCGAACAATAAAAAATTGTCGTCGTTCAATTCCTCAAAATACATAATCCACTATATTATCAACTATCTCTGAATAGACCATCATCAGTTTGGTCTCCAGATACAATGTTCATTGCAACTAGAGTTTCTGACTTAACTCTTAGATTTCCGTGCATATCAGTATATGAGGTGATACCAACCCATCCACCATGGGTTACAGAGTATGCAGTTGTTCTTGCTAGTCCAACCTCAGTATCATCTACACCATAAACAGTTAGATTGGAAGTATCCATGCTCTCATGGTGAGATGCAAACTTAGGTTCGTCTCCAGCACTATCAGTATTTCCCCAGAGTGGCATTTTTTAGTCCTCTTTATTAAGTGTCTATGTATATCAATATTTATAAAAAAGGAGACTTAGCGTCTCCTACATGATTATTCTGCAGTTTCTTCTTCTCTTGCAAGAATTGCTTTCTCAACTACTGCAAGCAGTTCATCATCCATGGTGGTCTTAGTTAGAGTTACTGCCTTCTTTAGAATAAGAAGACATAATTCAACTAGTCTCTCACCAAGTTCCTCGTTCTCTGGAATCTTAGCAACAGCATCAGAAACAATCTTAGATGCTAATGGAAGTAAAAAGGCAAGCATGATAAATCCGAATAGAGTACATCTTATATATGATTAATGAACTCTTTAAAGGTCTTTTTCTTTTCAGGAAGTTTATCATGCTCAGTAGAAGCAAACTTCTTTACGTCGGACTTGGACATGGAGGCAGCAGCTTGGGCAACCTCAGGCGAGGGGTTTTCCATTTCCCCCTTCTGAGTCGCCCTAACCATCCCGAAGAATCTTTGTTGCGCTTTGGAGACTGCTGGCATGATTCAGTCTGCTCTAACTGCACCACCAGGACCTTTACGAGGTGAAGCATAAGCATCTGCCATTTTTTCTGCATCACTTCTGGTATCAGGTTTCCTATTTGCTCTCGCTTTTTTAGCAGTTTCCTCTGCTTCCTTCTTACGCTTCTCATTTGCTGCTTTATTCTCAGGAGTTCCAACTAAAGAAGCAGCACCATGCTTTTTAATAATGTCTGCCTTCACCTTTTCAAAAGCAGATTCTTTATTCACTGTTGGAGCATACCCAAGTCCAGGGTAATACTTCACATCTGTTTTCTTTTTGGGTTTTGCATCTTTGATGGAGGGAGCATTCTTCATAGAAGGTTTGTCTCCACACGCTTCCTCAGTTGCCATCTTGTACCCAACCTTAGCAGCTTTCCCTGCCATCTTAACACCTTCTCCAGCACCCTTGGCAACTGCACCAGCGACTTTACCTGCTTTCTTAGCAGTGTCCATTGCAGCACGATGACGATCCATACCTTTCTTGTATGCATCTACAGCACGAAAGACACCTCTAGCGATAGCGTCTCTGACTGGTTTCTTTTCAGGTTGCTTCTTCTTAGCAACTTCTGCTGCCTTTGCTACTGGTTTGGGAGCAGGTTTCTTTGCTGCCTTTGCCTTTTCTCTAGCTTCAATCTCTGCCTTGACTTCAGCATAAGACTTAGCACCCTTACGTGCCTTTCTTGCTGCTCTTGCTTCAGTTAGAACTTCTTCTCCATACTCAAAGACGAATCCAACAAACTCATCAAGTCCTAGTTCATCAATAAGAATCTCAAGTCCTTCTTCATTGATACCTTCAGAGACAAGATAATCAACTGCACAGTTAATAGTCTCAGAGACATACTCTTCTGAAAGTTCTACAGATTCAATAACTGTACTCTCAGTTTTTAACTCAGGATTGATTTTAATTTTACTATTGTTATTTACTTTTTCCTTATACTTCTTTTCGGAAGATTCTTCTTCAAAAGTAATGATTTCCTTCAGATCATTTCTCCAATTAGAGAATGATTCTGTAGGCATGGAAGGAGTAACTTTTCCATACTTTGGTATTCTAGCAGATTTTTTAGCGTTAAGAACTGCGTTCTGAGTCTGCTTCAAAAGATCATTAACTTCATCAGAATCTCCATGATAACCTCTTCTCTGAGAATCAACTACTTTCTTTGCTCTATCTCCAACTGCACTTTCACCAATCTTAGTGACTACTTTCTTCTTTCCATCAGGAGAAGGAACGAATTCACCATAGTCACCCATTGACTTATCTTTCTTATCAACGTGACCACTTACATTAGTGTCAACTCTCTTAGATGCTTTCTTAGCAAGTTTCTTAAGATCTTTATCAGGAACTTCAACTTCAAAAGATTCTTTCTTATCACCTTTTGCAATTGCTTTACCAATGGTCTTACGACGATTTAGAAGATACTTATCAGTATTATCTTTCTTTCCATCATTATTAACATCACCATCTTCCTTACCTACAGGATCAAGTCCCTTACCAGCAGTTGCCTTTGCTGTACTTGAACCCTTGGTTCTTTCTCCTTCATAAGGTTCACCATATGAAGTCATTTCAACCGAAGAAATATTTGGGTTATTTCTTAGTGAAGTAATCTTTGCTCTGGTAGCATATCTAACATAGGTTTTACCAGATAGTTTATCAGTTACTCTGACCTTATACTTACCTTTTGATCCTGAAGATTTACCAGACTTATTTCTACTTGAGAACTCAGGCATAGATGCCTCATCAATCTCAGTTTCTTCCTTCTGTGTATCTCCACCACCAGAAGGTCTAGAAAGACCTAGTTTCTCTTTTACGATTGCTTTCTCACTACTAGAAAGTGAAGAGTGTGCCATATACTGATTAAAAGCAGACTCAATAGGTACATTCTCTCTTCTTGCACGATATCTAATATCATAAACTGCTTGGCGAACTTTCTTCTCAGAAGAATCTTCTCCAGGACGATCTCCTCCACCAGGCTTTTGCTCTCCGCCACCCAATTGAGGTTTTAGAATCTCATTAACATAAGATTCGTGTAAGTCAGAAACAATATGGGACAACATTTTAACTACTTTTTAGTACTTTTCTTATACTTATTTATCATATTTTGAATCTTCTTAGTTTGAGTTAATCTCATCGTATACTTAACTAACTCATCAGTTCCTACTTCTCTTTTCTCTGCAGGAACTCCAGATTCATCAGTCCACTCTTCAAGATCATGTATCCATGACTTAAACATTTCATCGTCTTCAGTGACACAGATTAGATAATTAGTTCCTCTACGAATTATTTTTCCAATCTTCTCATCAATAATTCTACGAACAAAATCTCCTTCATTAAAAATATTTCCAGCAACATACTCATCTCTTATATCAGATGCTTTCTTAAGAGCAGCAACTTTTCGTTGAGCCTTTGGTGTTGCAGCATGTACTTGTTTAGGATCTTTTCCAACTTCCTGCTTTTGATCATAAAACTTTAAATTATGATTACCACCAGGAGTCGCAACAGTTTTTGCGACAAACTCTCCGTTTTTATACCAACCACCCTTTCCATCACTAGTTAACCCAAGTCTTTTAGCATTAAAGGCTGCTAAAGATTTTGCCTCTGATATAAATTGAGAAAAATTCTTCATTATTAACTTTTTTGTAAAAAGTATTACTTATATAATATTTAGACATTAAAAAAACCCCATAGATGGGGTCTTGGATATATTATTTATAATTTACCACCGACTACTCCAGAATTAACTACTCTAGTATAAAGGTGTAATGTTCCTTCTTGTTCATGCTTTAAATGCCATCGAGTCATTTCAAGAACATCTTCTTTTGTCATACCAAACAAGAAATCTTTTCCAGTATCTTTACGAACACTCTTCCAAAGAAACCTTGTCTTTTCAACATAAAATGCATCATCAATCCATTCTACTTCAGCAATCTCAGGATGAACCTTTGCTTGATTTTCAGCACTCATCAGAACCTACCGTATCAGTTTTTTTGTTAAACCCAAATGGACCAATCTTATCTTCTACTTTCTGTTTCATAGCAACACCTGCAAGAGATTCCATAACTTTTAGAATGTCTTCAGTCTTTGCATTTTCTCCAAGTTCTTTAGCAATGTACCAATACTTAGGCCAAAACTCTTCACCTGCTTTTTGATAATCTTCCAATGTTAGTTGAAGTTTCATTTACCTACTCCATAATCAGGTGCTTTTGCTTCCAACTTACGAATGTCAGCATGAAGTCGTTCTACTGCTTTACGCATCTCTTCAGTTTCTTCCCATTCCCAAGTGTCACCTTTACTATTCACAAATTGCTTTTTAGTCATTTTCTTTAGCATCAATTAGGTTTTCAATTTCTTTATTTAACTGTTGGTTTATTTTTCTAATCTTTAAAATAGAATCATCAGAAAAAAACCCAGGATGATCTTTTGTATACATGAATAAAGCATGACTTAAAACAATTGCATCATGCTTATTCATTTTAAGATTAATCACAGATCTCCCTCTTTACGATTTTCAGAATAGTGGACATCAAACTCTCCACCAGGATAACGTGCTTTGAGTTTATCGACGTTCATCTCAATGACTTCATCAAGACAAATCTCAAGACCCATACATGCTTGCATGACATACCACATAATATCACCAAGTTCACGTTTCAAGTGAAACAGGTTTTCTTCATTGACAGGTTTGCCTTGGAAGACAATCTTTTTGACAATCTCAGTAAACTCACCTGCTTCAGCAGACATTCCTACAGCAGCAGTAAGCAGTCGCTCGGAAGGAAATCCCTGATCTTGAAGTTCTTGAAGACGATAGAGGAACGCTTCGTTATCTTTCGACGGTTGCGATGTAACTGCATTGACAAACTGTGCATACTTTTTAGGATCAACTTTCGCTTGTGACATAGTAAATTCAGTTCCTTCAGGTGTTTCTTTTTTACTGATTGAAATGGTCATAGTTACCTGACTGGTTCTTAACCAGTATAACCCCTATCCTGTCAGGTGTCAAGGATATCAATAGAATTCAACCATCTGAATCCAGACTGAGGGTGCGTCAAGTGTGAGCGTTGTACTATCCCACATAATATAAGCAGTATGAGAGACTTGAATTTGGGTATTGGACGCTCCGTTGAATCTAACCTGAGCACTAAAGTTTTCAAATGCTGGAGCACTGGTGTTGCCTTGACGGAACATATTTCCACCAGTCCTAGCAGAAGTACCACCATGATTACAAAGTAGCATTGTTTTATATCTATTCTTTGTAGGAACGGTAAAATAGCAATAATTACCAGCAGATCCGTCAGTAGAAAAAGATACTCCAGTGCTTGGATCTGCACCGCCTACTCCCGAAACAAGACCTGCAGAAGCGCCCATTGACAAGTATTGAATAGTACCACCAATATTAAACTGACCGAGTGTAAAGTCGATACGTTGAAGAGATTTTATCACGCTTACAGTTCCTCCTTGAATCAGTTCCTTAGTTCTTTGTGGCGTCATGACCTTATTATTAATGCTACCAGCCTGAGCCTCGGCAGTAGTCGCAATTATATTAAAGACTTGATTAGAGTCATTAATGACAGTTGATCCGTCTACTTTGAATGCCATATCAAATAGTACTTTTCTAAATATTTATATATTTAGAAAGTGAACCCATCAAAAGACTTATTTAACTTGGACTCAGTATATTCATACTGTTCTTCTTTCTCAGAAGAACCTTCTATACTCTGATCAACATCAAATAATCGCATCTTTGCGCGATCAATTCCAACTACAAATCTTTTATACATTGTAGGGTCATTATATCTATTCTTCAACTGCTTTACCATAATTTGTCCCAACTCCTCAAGCTCATCTGTAGAAATAAGGGCAAACATAAGATCAGCAGTAGCAGGCAAACCAAAGGACTCACTAGTATCAGTGAGCTCAACATC